TCCTGAGGATTGTGAAACTTCATCATTGAAATATGATTCACGGAGAAGCTTGATCTTTTCCTTGTATTGTTCAACGCTGTCGAATTCAATACCTTCAGCAAGTGATGCGAATTTTTCTACTTCAGTATCAGCAAGACCATTGGCTGCTTCAACGAAAGCTTCAGCACACTTGTGAGCAATGATTGTATTCTTGAGTTCAAGATTTTCATTGATTTGAGCATTAAGCTTTGCTTCAAGATCGCTATTGGCTTCGAATAGATCGTCAACTACATTGTACTTCTCGTCTGGAACATCAATGAAGCTATTCTCGAAGAGATCTTTAAGGCCATAGATGAAATTTTCAACAATTTCAGTCTTCATGCCTTGTTCGATTGCGAGTTCATTTTCCTTAATCTATTCTTCGCAGACATAGGTAAGGTACTTATCGACACCTTCTGTGATGGTGTCAACAGAAGCAACGACTTGTTCTTCAATTAGTTTCTTTGAAGCTTCAAGCATTGCTTGTTCCATAATAGAAACTTTTTGATTTACTGCGGCTTCGAAGATTGCAATGCACTTTTGCTTGAATGATTCTGATAATTCTTCACCTTCAAAAAGTGCGGCAGCAAAATCTGAAACATCAAGAGTTGTTGATTCTTCTACCTTTTCTTCTGAACTTTCTTCTTTTTCAGCCTTTTCTCCAGTGGCTTTCTTTACTGTTTTAGCTGCTGCTCCACCTTGTGGTCTGAGTGTGGCTTGGTTTGCTTGTGCGGCAGCTGGGCTTAATTGTTCTGCCCCTTGAAGGGTTCCAAGGAAAGCACCTTTTCCTGTCGCATCTCTATATAAATTTGGGTTTGCAAAATCTGAACTTGGCACTGTTTATCTCCTATTTTTTATTATATTATTATTTAGACAAAAATATATTTTGACTGTTACAGGGATCTCATGAAATCTTGAAAGATTTTTGAGGCTGTTTCTTCTAATTTTCTAGAACTTGCTTTGGAAATCATCTTGTTGTGCTGGGCAACCTGTGATTCTGGTATAAAACCATTGTTCCATACCCAATCTCTACCTTCTCTGAGAGCCATTACATAGGCATCTTGAGCCGATGGATCCGATACTAGATCGATTGCAACAAGCTTGAAATCTGGTTGTACTTGATTGTAATTATTGGTTTTAAGAAGAGATCCAACACCTCTTGTGGAAACACCGAGCTTTACACCTTCTTTGATAAGGCTTTCAGCGATATTTCCCATTGGAGTTGACGATAAAATTTTAGCTTTACCATAGAAATCAGAACCATTTCTATACAAAGAAGTCATCTTATGTGATACTCTAGCAAGATCTATTTCAGCACTTGCTGGGTGATTCAATTCACCAACAGCACGGTTTTCATTGATATAGTTCTTGGTATAGTTTTGAACTTCTTTATCCATATGTTCTGAAATATAAAGCCTATTATTTCTATTTGGCTTGTCACATTGGATCATCTTGCCTTCAATAAACCATGATTTAGTGCCATTATCAATGGCTTCTGATATGATAATATCAGTATCAGTGGTTTCTTTGATTAAATGCATTTATTTTTTCCTTTGTTTTTTATTCGTCTTCGTCAGAATCTTCTTCGATGTCTTCTTCGTCAGAATCTTCTTCGTCTTCGTCTTCGTTTTCTTCTTCATTATCGGACTCATATTCTTCTAAAAGCATGGTTGCAAGTTCTTGAATTTCAGATTCAGTTAATTCTTCACCAGATTCTTCTTCGATGCTTTCGATGAGTGCTTGCAGATCATCGACCATATTTTCATATTCTTCTGAAAGAATATCATCATCGGCATCGTCTTCTTCCGAGATCATTTCAGCTGATTCCTTTTGCATCTTCTTCTTGATGGCATTATTGCGAGCTGCCTTCCAATCGTCAGAATCTACTTTACCATCACCTGTAAGGTCTTTGCCCTTCTTTTCAAAAATTGTTGGGGCATAATTCATTAGTTTTTCTTCTAGAGTGGATCCTAAACGACGATAAAGCTCGTTTTCAATGAGCTTTTTTCCAGCTACTACATCTTGATTGATTAATTTTATTACTGCTTCATTTAATTGGTTCATTGCATTTCTCCGTATTTTTATTTATTTTTTTATTATTTTTGTCAAAAATAAAATAAAACTATTCTCCGAAGCCATCAGATTTTTAAGGAAAGTTTTATCGTTTTTGTCAAATTGTCGTATCATATCTAAGATATTTTTATCAATAGTTAAACTTTTTTCGCTGTTGAATCTAATATTCAAAGTTCTATTAGATTTGTTTTTTAATTCTTTTTTCAGATTTATTTTGTCTGAAAATATTACTTTCATTGTGGTGGTTGACCTTCAGGTGGCATTGCCGCCTGCTGCTGCATCTGCAATTGCATTTGTTTCTGTCTATCAGTTTCAATTTCAGAATCAATTTGTGCAATTTCTTGGTCTGTCATTTTTAATATATTTTTACGAATATAATTCGTTGAGTAGAATGTTCCAACAGCATTTCCAAGAATATTGATCATTTCAACCTTTTCTCTGAGAATTTCATTTTCTTTGAGATCATTGAAATATGAATCTTTATTAAACTTAAATGAAATATCTTGGTGTATCTTCTCCCAATCATTCAGGGTCAAAATGCCCTTTAGAATGCATTGTTTCTTGAGAACATCCAGGAATAAAGTTGAGAATTTAAGTCTCAGACGCTCTATAAACTTATAGAATTTTACTTCATCTCTGGTTATTTCAGAGCTACGCCCCATATTGAAGCCAGTGGATGATTCCAATCTAGAAATTGGAACATTTAAAGCGCGATATAATTTCTTTTGAAGATAATCAACATCTTCCATTTGACCAAGATTTTGGCCACCGCTGAGTGTTTGAATTTCAGTTCCTCGGCTACCTTCTTTTCTTGGAATCCAGTAATCTTCAAGCATGGAAAGATGGTTTCTATCGTCTTTGATTTGACCAGTTTTTTGGTCATAAATCAATTTATTACGATAGCGATTCATCATTTCTTTCATGTATTGCTCTGCCTTTTGCTTAGGCAATGAGCCAACATCGATATAGAAAACTCTTCTTTCTGGTGCTCTAGACATGCGGTAAATCACTACCGCATCTTCGATTTGTCGAAGCATGTTCAATGGTCTAATGGCTTTATGGAGATAACTGATTACTCTTCTGCTAGAATAATCAACTATTCCTGATGGTGCATATGCAACCGAATCTGGAGCTATTTTCAGACCAACATTTGATGTTGGCATGATTGAATCTGGATCCATATCAGTATAGACAAAAAATTCTTCTATTTTCTTGACCATCGGTGTAGTTACACCATCAATCATTCTAGTTTCTCGTTCCACTTTTCTAATTTTACGAATTTTCAATGGATCGATTGGTCTTAGCTCTAAAATACCTTTTTCTGGTCTATTTGTATCAATTACACAATGGTAATATACTTTTCCATCAATATACCAGCGTCTGAAGATTTCAAAACCTTTTGATGAAAATTCAAGCATTTTTAGAATATTCTTGAATTCATTCAACATCTTAATTTTGATGTTATCCGATAGACCATCGACATAATCAAGATTCAATTCCATGCATTTATGATTATCATCAAATACGATTGAATCATTGATGATGTCTTCGATTGCAAGGTCTACCTCTGGATATAGAGCCATCGATCTATAGTGCTGTACAAGGGCATTTTCATCCCTATAATGGCTACCAAAGTCAAATACAGTGGAAAGAAAGCCACCCGCATCGACTACGACACTTCCATCGTAGTCGTCGGGTGGCACGAAAGATGCGTTTGTCTTTTGATCCTCTAGAGTTGACTGTAGGGGATCATTTTGCTTCTTGCCGAATGAAAATCCAAATAATTCAAATGCCATACTTTATATAGTCTCATGCGCCAGAGGCTGCTGTTACTGGTTCCCACAAATCGAAAGACATAGTTACTGTAAATTCAGCAAAAGCATTTTCTGCATCGTATGAAAGATCCAATGGTGATACTTCCACTGGAAAACAATTAATCAATTTTACATGCTTGCTGTAATTTCCAGGACTTTGACCAGGTTTTCCACTTCTATTTGGATTTGCCTGAATATCGTCATAATAAAGATCCCAGTTTGTAGTTACATTGTAATTTATTTCATGAGTGTTTCTGGTATCCATATTATTCACCCAACGCTCAAAGGCGGCTTTGAGATTGTGTGATGATTTTCTACCAGCAGCTTCATAAATGACCAATGTCCAGTCACCAAAGACTCTTTCCCCAGAAAACTTAACTGGTCTTCCCTGCCACATGACAGGGATTACTCCAATTGCGCTTGGTGGGGATTGTGTTGCTCTGCAATAAATTGTTTGTGCGACATCAAGATCAAGACCCGTGGCAATTCCAGTTGGAAATGCAAAATTAACCATAAAACGGTTTGTTCTTACGCCGAAAAAGTTATTTCTAAATTCTGTTAATCCGTTAGCCATTGTTACTCCTTATTTAATATCAAAGAGTATCACTTAAATCTTTATTAGTTATGGTGATTTTTACGAAATTGACTGAAGGAATTGGTTTGATTAGAATATCGGCAACAAATTGTTTTGCTTCTATTATTTCTGCTGTATTATTAGATTCATCACAGATGACTTTAT